AATATTATACGGATGGCCGCTTTACCAATTTGAATTTCGTATGCATAATTACAATTGTGCCATTTAGGTCCTCACATATAAATAAGGACCCATTCCCCAATTGCATAGACAAGTTTGAGAGGACCCGATTGACCAAGTCAATATGCCTCCGCCAAAAAAATTTATAATAAATGCCAAGAACTATTTCCTCACATACCCACACTGCTCGCTTAGCAAAGAAGAAGCACTTTCCCAATTATTAGCCCTATCAACCCCAACCAATAAATTATTCATTCGAATCTGCAGGGAACTACACGAAGATGGGACTCCTCACCTGCATATCCTCATCCAATTCGAAGGAAAGTTCAAATGCCAAAACAACAGATTCTTCGATCTCATATCCCCAACCAGGTCAACACATTTCCATCCGAACATTCAGAGCGCTAAGAGCTCAACAGATGTTAAGTCCTACATGGAAAAAGACAGAGACGTGCTTGATCATGGAGTTTTCCAGATCGATGGAAGATCGGCTAGAGGAGGTTGCCAATCTGCCAACGACGCATATGCCGAGGCAATCAATTCAGGGTCCAAAGCTGCGGCCCTCAATATATTAAGGGAGAAAGCTCCCAAAGATTTTGTTTTACAATTTCATAATTTAACTAATAATTTGGATAGGATTTTTACACCTCCATTAGAGGTTTATATTTCTCCTTTTTTATCTTCTTCTTTTGATCAAGTTCCAGAAGAACTTGAGGAATGGGTTTCCGAAAATGTCATGAATGCAGCTGCGCGGCCATGGAGACCCAATAGTATTGTCATAGAGGGTGATAGTCGTACAGGGAAGACGACGTGGGCAAGGTCTCTGGGTCTACACAATTATTTGTGTGGCCATCTAGATCTCAGTCCAAAAGTATACAGCAATGATGCTTGGTATAACGTCATTGATGACGTAGATCCCCACTATCTAAAGCATTTTAAAGAATTCATGGGGGCCCAAAGGGACTGGCAAAGCAACACAAAGTATGGAAAGCCAATTCAAATTAAAGGCGGTATCCCGTCAATCTTCCTTTGCAATCCAGGACCAACATCATCATATAAAGAATACTTGGACGAAGAAAAGAACGCAGCACTCAAAAACTGGGCATTAAAAAATGCAACATTCGTCACCCTCACGGAGCCATTGTACTCAAGTACCGATCAAGGTCCAACACAAAATCGCGAAGAAGAGACCAGTTCGCAGACGTAGAGTTGATCTCGATTGTGGATGCTCTTACTATTTTGGAATTAACTGCGCATCACATGGATTTTCGCACAGGGGAACTCATCACTGCAACTCAAGCAGAGAATGGCGTATATACCTGGACAATCAACAATCCCCTCTATTTCAAGATAACCCAACACCTAGAGAGACCATTCCTGAGGAACCACGATATCATAACCGTCCAAATACAATTCAATTACAACCTGAGGAAAGCGTTGGGGATACACAAATGTTTTCTAACCTGCCAAATCTGGACTCGTTTACATCCTCAGACCTCGCATTTCTTAAGAGTATTTAAGTATCAATGTATGAAATATTTAGGAAATTTAGGAGTGATTAGTATCAACAATGTAATTAGAGCAATTTCACATGTATTGTATGATGTATTGGAAGGGACAATTGAAACAAAATTGTCAAGTATAATAAAATTCAATCTTTATTAATTCTGAACAGAATCATAAAAATAGATCCTGATTTTCAAAGTAGCATACACTGGATTACTAGCATGAGTACATGCCATATACAATAAAAGAGCATTCTCAGTATGGTTGTCATACTTCGCAGCCTCCTGATGGTTATAAGTTACATGATTATTCACCTTCATAAACTTCCTAACTATTGCTTGCTCCTTACTTGCATACTGACCACCGGTGACAGTCGCTTGAAATCGACGGAGAACTTGAAAACGATCTCTGTTATCATTCTTAACAGTTGCTGTACTTGGCTCATTATCATACATGTTAAACACCTGACCAAAATCCTGAGGAGTGCCAAAGGGTCTTCTATCACGAACTAAAAAGAACATCACAGTGTTAGTGTGATTTTTGGTCTTAATATTCTCATCCATCCATATTTTACCTAAAACATACACAGACTTGACACAAAACCCCTTCCCAACACGATGAGTCAACCCATTACCACGAGTAACATCAGACACACAAATGACCTTGCCTACATGGACAACATCATGACGCTGTTCATAAGACTGGACTTTACATGGACCTTCACAACCTCGAGGAACATCAGGGCTTTTGTACATCCTGTACATCTTGGGCTTTCGATACATGGGCCGATTCACCCATGATCTCCTTTTGTTTGTGACGAGGACAGTGGGGACAGCAGCACGGCTGACATAAGGGCTGTCGAAGTTCAACCGGCGACGCACCTTGGAAGCGGGAGTGGAAATGACTATATCTGCGGGACGCTTCGACATAATCCCTAGCACGAATGACCAATATTAAATCACGTATTAAATCGTATCCTAACGTATCAGGCGAGTATGTATTTTCTACTAATTGTAAATACTTAATCGCTAGCATACACCTAAAACCATGTACGGTTTCAGGGAACTCGTTTAAAAGCGGATCCCACATGTTTACAGTGAGTACTTGGGGACCAAGTTTTATAGGGGACCATTACATAATTAAGCTTTGAGGGAGCGTTTCTATTGGCCGACAAAAGTTAGTGCGGGGGGACCACCATAAAAAAATCGCGGCCATCCGGT